CTAACCCCAATTCCTCTATGCAATCTGCACATATTCAATAATAAAGGTGAACGAACCCGCTGTGGTAGCGTCTACTGTATTGGTGATATTGCAGTAAATCGTTCTTTCTGCGGAAGTATACTGAACGGAAGCTGGAGCAGTGGTGGTGCTTTCTGTCTGCGTAACCAGAGAAGGCAACGTCACGTTGCCAACCACGACAGTAGTTCCGCCATCAAGTATTTGATCTGTAACTGCCGCGACAATCTGTGCGCCAGAACTCGATGTTCCAACCTCGTAACCAATATCGCCCGATCCAATTATAGGAGCCGTAGCGCAAAAAATCTTGATATTGGTAATAATGGTATTAGCGGGTTGAGTAAACTCACCAATAGCAGGGCTGTCGCCAGCCGTGGTGTTTACTGTAACGCCTGTCGCGTAACCAACGTGCTTGATGTACTTGTTGGTGAAAACACCTGTAGACGCCTGAGAAGAAGTTTCGGTAACAGCCCCAGTTGTCGAGGCGATATTTATAACCTTAAAACCATTCTCTGAACGAACGGCTCCGTTGAAAGTTGTGTTAGCCATTTGGCTACCTCCTTACAAAGGTTTTGCCCCAGTGTCTTGTAAGCGTCTGCTGGGCCAGTCGCTAGGGCTATGAAATCCCAGAAAAAGGGGAGGGGCGAACCCCTCCCCCCATTTCTTTACGCGCCAGGAGATCCAAAGATACCGCGAGGATCCGACCAACCAAACGCATAGCGTTCACGGGCCTTGTACCTCACATTGCCGGTATCGAAATCACCCTCCATGGAGGTTCTAATCGAGGTCCGATTGAAACCTTTAAGTCCATTTGGAGCGTCCGTCATAATGAACCACGCATCCGTATCAGTAAGGAAGTGGTTAACATCATAGCCTTCAGGGAGCATTCCCATGTTCCTTACGGCATTGATATCGTTATCCGCTGTACCTACACGAAGCGTAGATTCTAACAACCGATCCGAGGTAAATTGAAGTTCTTTTGGAACAACCATTTTGATACCACGAACCGCCACTTTCAGTCCTCTTTCATCAACAAACCCTGCAATATCAATGAGGGCTTGTTCAAGGCTCGTCTCATTGAGATCGGCTGCTGTTGAAAGTTCATTACGGAAAGTGCTGCCACTTACCAAAGTATGCGCGGTGGAACAAAGTTCCAGGCCGTCACCTCCGGTGTAGCTGCTGTCAAACGCATTGTTAAGAACCGCTGCGGCCTTAACTTGTTTGGTCTGGCTCATGCTACGGGCCAAAGCTTTCGTATACCTAGAAGCCAGACGATCATAAAGATTGTCTTCAACCGCTTCTTCAGTAATGGAGAATGCGAGTGCAATAGTCTCCATGGTATACCGAGCCGTGTAAGCTTCCTGCGCGTCGTCATATGAGACGGCAGAGCCTTCACTTTTGGTTGGCGCAGTTCCGAAACCGCTTAACATGACCTCTTCTTCAAAGGCACGATCTGAACTTTCCATAGAAAAGATCTGTTCGTGTTCTCTGTCGTAGCGGTCATACTCAAGACCAAACAAGGCATTTAGACCGGGTTCCAACTCCTTAACAAGTTGTGCTCTACTAATAGCCATAATTCAACCCTCCTAAACGCCGGTAGTTGAAACAGTACCAGCCGCAATAGCACCATTTGCACTATTGTAGTGGTTGTTCAACCGGACAAGAGCAGGAATACCCGCCGCCGTAAAATCTTCGTTGGCGGCATCTTCTTCCCAACCAAGAACACGAAGATTTAGTGTGTCCGTGGTGGCAATTGCCCCAACATCAAATTTTGCGGACGACAGTCCAGTGGTTGTACTACCACTGGTGCCAGAGTCAAAACCTGTATTCGCAAATACAGCAGCCCTGGCTGTAGCCTTACTCGTCCATGTGGCATCCGTTGCAATAACAAAGATTTGCATCGGATCATCTGCTACGAAAGCCCGCACAGGATGATTACTATCTGCTCCTGATCCAGGCCAATAATTACTCCACGTAGGTTTTCCCGTGGTGCTGTTGACATATCTGCACCCCATAAAAGCACCAAGCAAACCAACACTGCCACCTGCCGCAGCCCCTACAATGTCAATATACCCCGTTGAAAGGGGAATGACTGGAGAGCCGTAATAGATTGCATTGCTGTTTCCGTTGGCGATTTCATACATTGTATAGCCGGAAACACCCGTGGAGTTGGAATTCTGACCTACCTTACCAACAGGTCGAAGTCCCCAAGCTCCATTAGTATTCGCCATGGTATTTGTCGCTCCTTAAAGCAAAATTAATCCAAAACAGGCGACCCTAAGATTTCTTAGGACCACCAAACGTAACACGCGATTGTCGTTCAGGCTTCTGAATCGCCATCGAATGATGCTGCGTCTCTTTTAAGAGATCGTGATCAACGGCCTGCATAGCTTCAGAAGTTCTACTCTTGAAATAATCAGTCCGTTCTTCCACAATCTCTACTGGAATACGTGCCAGTAAAAGTCCTCCTACACCAAAGACGCCTTCATATTTGCCAGAATCAATGGTCGGAGCTTCAAATTCAGGGTATTCTTCTTTTCGGACCAACTCCCACCCTTCTCTCATGCGGGCGGAAACATTTTTCCGATCATCAAAGCCCCTAACTTCGGCTCTTATCCATCGATGGGCATAGCCTTCCGGTGGGTCGGGAGCGTCTAATAAAGACGGCGGTGCCCAAGGCTTCCGGCGTGGTTTCGCCGTACGTGTCTCGGACGCGCGAGGAGTTCGATCAACATTTGTATCTTTCATAACATCGTTCCCATCACGTAATAGTCTTGTGTTTCGCGTACTCGTCAAGTGGCACCCCTAGTTTTTTAGCGATAGCTACTTCACTAGGAGAAAGTCTTACTGTTTTGCGCCCAGAACTACTGGAGCGAACGGCAGAGGCGACGGCCTGTTGGGGACGGCGACCTTCTGTTACGGCGACAACTTCCCCTCCGGCAGTGCCGTTAAATTTATGAGGAAATGCCTCCTGCATTCTTCTGTCTATCTCATCATAATAGTCTGGCTTATTTGTGTCAAAGCCTTCTTTTTCAACTAATGTCTTATGAATTCCAAAAGCGGCGAAAGTCATGGCGTCATCTTCGCCAAACCACCCGTTCTTACTTGCCCAATCCTCTGCTTTGGGGTCCGCTCTTACAGGAACATTTTCTTGTGGCAAAGGCTGCTGCATTTGCGCTTGTGCCTGCGCCTGCTTAACAAAGGCTGCTTGCTCAAGTTTCGCGGCCTTAACCCGCTCCTCTTCAATGGCTAGTTGAGCCATCTTTTTATTTAAATCGACCTGTTCAGAGGTATTGTTGGTGGCAATAGCCACCTCCAAATCTTTCTCAAGCGCAGACGATTGAGAAGCTATGCGGTCACCATATTCATTTACATAGCCTGCATCCAAATCATGCACCCGATTTTTCAGGGAAACATTTTCTTTCTGCATACCCTGGGCGAATTGTAGGGCAGCTTGTTGCTGCCTTTCAGCCTCGCGCAATTTGCGCGTCATCTTATCGATGCGTTTTTGAACTTTCTGGCTATACTCTTCGTGTTCGCCATCGCCGGAATCTGCCGCAACTTCCGCAACAGATTCCACCTCTACGTTCACAGCTTTTCCCTCTGAGGGAAGATCAATCATTTCTTCATTAGTGTCTGGCATGGTCGGTCTCCATGTTACATGTGCAGGATATCTTCTGGATCCTGGATAACAGCGATGATTTCATCATCATTTAAAATACGAACTTCCCCCCCATCAATCTTGAACCTTGCTCCCGCATAACGGCCAAAAATCACCCAGTCCTTCTCCACGCACCACGGGCCTTCGGGAAACTTCTTCTTATCTTTGTAAGCAAGCGGCCCCACCTTTAATACGTAGCCACATACCGTAGCTACTGCTTCACGATCTATGACCTGATCTGGAAGCAAAACGCCACCTTCTGTTTTACCCTTCCCTCTATAAGGAAGAATAAGGATTCGCCAGCCCGAGGGCATCGGCAAACGCTCCATGGAGCTTTGATCAATTTTAGTTGGATCCAAAACCTTTTCTTCAGGCTTTGTGTAAGCTTTCTCCAAGGAAACTACTTTTGCGGTCTTGTCTTGGACAGTCATTTTATATCTGCGCCTTTAGCAATTAATGGGGTCAAGCTCTTCCAACAGTGCTTGCTTAACAGCACCCATATCTTATTCCTCCTGCTTGTCAAGGATTTGCCTTAATTCCGCAC